TAAGGTGAGCCAAACATTTTATATCGTTTGTCACGAGACAAAAAAAAGAGTTTGGATTGGTCAGGGCGGCGGCGATATGAAGACATTATATAGTAATGATCCAAAAGTTATGGGAGCCTTAAAACTTTTCCTAAACGATCATATTGGAAAAGAATTACATTTTATATGCTGTAGTACTGACGAGCAAACACTGTCATATACAAGATATGAGTGATGAAAAAGACAACTAAAGCCAAACAGAAGCCTAAGAAAAAAGCTGCTGAAAAAGAACCAGCTATAATGGGCAGGCCGACAAAATACAGGCCAGAATACTGCCAGGCTATTATAGAGTACTTTACGGTTGAGCCCACAGATTCCGACGGGCATGCAGTACCGCCCCCATATATCCAAGAATTTTGCTTAAGTATCGGAATTAACAAGTCAACGTTACAAGAATGGGTTGCCAAATATGAAGACTTCTCCAACGCCTATAGCGTCGCAAAAGCAAAGCAGAAACAATTGATGATTACAAACGCTCTGTTAGGAGGCTATAACGCTTCGTTTGCGTGGCGAGCAATGATGAACATGCACGACTGGCGGGACAAACAAGAACATAAGGTTGAGGTGAAACCATTAGTGGTATTCGATGATGAAGAAGAATCCGAGACTTAAATTTGATTCAGAAGTAGCAAGGTTCACGCCAAGGCAAATGGAAGCAGTGAAGTCGCTTGATTCCGGCACAGTCAAGTTTTTATTATATGGCGGTGCTTTAGGAGGAGGCAAGAGTTATTTCCTCCGGTGGTGTGCTGTGAGACTCCTGATGAGATATTTTCTTATAAAACAACTAACATGGGTACAGGTTATGTTAGCTTGTGAAGATTATCCCTCGCTGAAAGACCGGCAACTCACGAAAATAGCGAGGGAATTCCCCGCATGGCTTGGAACAAGTATAGCAGACCATAAGGACTATGGTAGATGTTTTATCCTGTCACCGGAATATGGCAATGGAGTTATTTGTTTCCGAAACCTCGATGATGCATCAAAATATCAGTCCGCCGAATTTGCTGCAATTTTGGTTGATGAACTTACAAAAAATGATTATGATGCATTTACATTTTTAAGAACAAGACTACGGTGGCCAGGGCTCAAGGACGTTGAATGTCCTTTTATCGGAGGCACAAACCCAGGAGGGATAGGGCACGGATGGACAAAACAATTTTGGATGGACAAGATTTTTCCTGATGAATTTGTAAGACCAATTGATTATCGCCATCAATTTGCGTATATCCCATCGAAGGCAGACGATAACCCACACTTAGACCCAGGCTATTGGGCTATGTTAGATACGCTTCCCCTTCACATCCGCAAGGCATTCCGAGACGGAGATTGGGACATATTTGTAGGCCAGTCATTTCAGGAGTGGTCAACGCCAATACATGTAATAGAGCCATTGCCAGTGCCTGACTCAGCGTCAATTTATATGACGTTTGATTGGGGGTTTGGAGCACCATTCTCAGTGGGGTGGTGGTGGGTTGACGCTGATGGCAGGATATACAGGTTTTCAGAGTGGTACGGATGGAACGGCACACCCAATACAGGAGTGCGACTACCGGATACAGATATAGCGGATGGTATTATTGACAGGGAAAAGGGGTTGGGTATTCACAACCGCAATATCATTAGATATGCAGGGCCGGATTGTTTTCAAAAAAAACCGGATTACAAAGGGGGCGGACAGGGGCCAGCAACATCTGAAACATTTTCGAAAAAGGGTATCTTTCTTTCACCAGGAGATCCGTCAAGAATCCTAAAAATACGGCAGTTTAGAGAACGGTTAAGGATTCCAAAAGATCAATATGGCAACATTATATGTGCGCCGATGATGCAGGTGTATTCAACATGTACGCATTTTATTCGTACAGTGCCTTCCCTGGTAACTGCGAAAAACAACATAGAAGAAATTGATACAACCGGCGAAGACCATGTATTTGATGAGGCGTGTCATGTGTGTATGGCCAGGCCGATAGCAATGAGATTTCCCAAGCCCAAGGTAGCATCTCACGATCAGCGCATAGACGCATTATTGAAAGGCAAGACAACCTCATTTGAGGACTACGCAGTGCATCAACTACGAAACTCCCCGACCGGCGAAGGTGGTTACGACTGGGGAAGAGTCGAAGAATATGAGGATGGGAGGATGTATGATACAATGTAACGCCATGATATTTATCGCAGTTATTATCTTGACAATATTAGTGTTTTTGGTTATTGGCTACATTATGGGGCGGAAAACCAGGACTGACGTACCTTTGTTCGAGCGGAAATTCAATCCGGACGACGGGAAAGAGCCTGAACAGGATGAAATCATGGCTTGTTTGCACGGAGACCAGAAATGAGGCAGGTCAATTTAAAAATCCTAAGAGGCAGACTGACCGAAGAATTGAAAGACCTGCCTTTTGAGATTACAAGAAACGGGAAGGTAATTGCTGCGGTTTGCGAAAAAGGTTTAAACACTTCGGAAAAAGGTTTAAACAGTAACCCAAAATCAAGTCCGAACCATGCGATTCAGGGGAATCCGGTTGAGGCGGCAAAGGTCAAACCGGTTGATATAGTTGATAAAAAAGCAAAGGTTAAACCTTTTGAGTCACCACCGGCCACAGGCGTAGTCCTTAAATTTCGTCCATTCTCGAAAGACCAGCAATGTCGAAAGAAGGTTAAATGAAATTACACTGTAAAATATGTTCACTCAACGGAACGAATCTAAGTAAAGATTCAGAAATCGCAGAAATTAACACAAGCAAGCTCAATCTCCCCTTAACTTACGATATGTTCACAAGTATTGATCCAGAAGCCGGAATCCCAGATCCATGGCTGGATGGAGTCGAATGGGATACTATGATATGCCCAAGGGGGAAGCACTTGCCATGGGGGATTGATTTCGATGATACCGAACAGGCGATGGAAGATGGCGGGCCGAGACAGATATTGACAGATGATGGTATAGTTGAAACCCAAAAAGAAGAGAACCCAGCGTATAAGATTTTTACATGCGAAAAGTGCGGGCGACAGATAAAGAGCAAGTTAGCATTTGGGAATCATTATCGGGCATGCAAAGGAGGCTTAAATGAATAAGTTAAAAAAGCTAATTTCTTTATGTAAAGGTGGGGTTTACCTTACTATCAACAAACATAAGGATTATTATTTAACCGCGCAACAGCAGATAAACGATATGAGAGATAATGAGTTAGCTGAAATACAAGAATCTATTAAAACTAAAATGATAGAAACTGATACGATAGTGGAGCTGATTTTTTATCCTGATTCTCCTGTAGGATCGTATGGAATATATCATTATGATGTAGATTGCGCCCTCGAAGAGGCATTATCTACGTTTGAGGAAGAGAATGCCTAAAGAAACATCAACAGAACTTTTCAAACCGCAAGGCGATCCCAAAGTAGGATATCAGGTGTTTACGATTTTATCTGAGATTATCCAGGATAAAAACAACCTCGGACTTCCCGCGAAGTGGAATCGGAACTACGAGCTATCTCGGAACAAACACTGGGCGCAAACGTCAACTAAGATTTCATTGATGACCGCTAACCTGCTTTTCACTCACAGGCAGCGTACAGTCAACATGCTGACTGATAATAATCCTACATTCAATATTGTAAAGAGAGGCAATCCAGAAGAAGTACAGAATGAAGACGTTTATGACAATCTATTGCACATAGCAGATTTTTGGTGGTCGGATACAGAACAGCAGGCAATTTTAGAGAAGTCAGTCCAGAACGGTGAGACATACGGCTGCACTGTCGAAAAAGTATTGTTTAATCCTGACCTCGAATTTAATCTGGGTGAGGTTGAGACTGAGATAGTTGACCCTTATCATTTTGGTTTTTATCCGGTCAAGGCAAAAGATATCCAAAAAGCCGAAGCAGTGTTTCATTACTGGCCGATGTCTGTCAGAGAAGCCAAGCGAAGATGGCCAGAGTTCGCAGAGGATATAGTATCAGATGAGGAATATCTCAAAGACCTAGGAGATTCAAGGCGAGAAGTTACAGCTAATACCAAGGGACAGCCTAAAGGATATTTCTCAACATTTGCAGGCGTAGTAAAAAACATGATGAACCTGTCGGGTGATTCTAAATCTGAGGGCGAAGAGTTATTAGTTTGCGAGTGTTGGGTGAAGGATTATACGACAAACGAGGCAGGTGAGTCTAAATATAAGGGCAATATCAGAGTTGTGACAGCATGTAATGGCGGAAAGATAGTTCTTGAAGACCGAAGTAATCCCTCAATATCAGAAGTTCTTGAAGATGAACAAGCCCAGAAGACATACCTTTACGACAAAATCCCTTTTACGCTTACCCAATCAATTACAGACACATCTCTTCCTTGGGGGGTTAGCGATTACGAGCAACTCGAAAATCTTCAAATAGAAGTCAACAAAACTCTTACCCAGTTCACCATGTTTAAGGATAAGGTAGCAGGTTTTAAGTTCATAAATCCAACGACTTCCGGTATTAATAATTCGGAAATAACCAACCGGACTGGTATCCTCAACCCATCCAACGATCAAGCAGCTCAAGCGTTACGATATATTGACCCTCCTAAGATGCCTGCTGATTTAATCGCAGCCTTGGAGTTGTATAAAGAGATGTTTTTTTTAATATCAGGGTCATTCGAACTTGAGAATGCACAGACCCCAGGCAAGGAAGTAATAGCGTACAAGGCTATAGCAGCGCTCATAGAACATGCAAGTAACATGCTCAAGGGAAAGATAAGTAATTATGGCAGGATGATTCGTGACCGTGGTCGGATGTACCTGTCGCACGTTATGAATTTCTATTCTGAAGATCGCTGGATACCTGTTGAAAAAAATGGCGTTGAGGAACAAGTCGCAATTAACGGCCACAAACTAATCGTTCCCGCAAAATTAACGATTGTATCCGGGTCTATGATGTTGAGGTCTAAGGTTGTAGAGAGGGAAGAGGCCTTAGAACTATTCAACCGAGGAGCTATCGACGATCAGGAACTGCTTAAGAAGATGGGATGGTCAAGCGCAGATATTAATGAATTGCTAAAGCGTAAGCAAGCTGGGCCGCTTGGAGAACTATTTGAAAAGTTGTCAGGGATAGGAGTCCCGCCAGAATTAATACAGATGTTTGGCCAGATAGCTCAAATGGAGATGAAAGACTTTGAGAAGAACCTTGAGAAAGGTCGGATACCTCCATTTATGCAGATTCTTCAACAGCTTATGCAGGGAGAACAACCTGAAGATCCCATGAAGGCGGCTGAACTTGGTAAGGCAGATGCTGAAATACAGACCAAAATGGCTTCGATTGAGAAAATTATGGTTGAGATCGAACTTCTCAAAGCCAAAATACAGTCAGAATACGTTGATCAGGAAGTCAAAAAGGCCGGTGTTGGTTTTGATAAGACCAAGCTGGAAATTGAATCCGCTCAAACTATTGCAGAGATTGAGGATAAAAAAGAAAGGCAAAAGATTGAAACAGCTAAGGTTATCTCGGGCATTGAAACAGCTAAAGCCAAGGCTAAAGAAATCAAGGATAGTGAACTAAAGGGCAAGTCTTCCGAAAAAACAAGCCAAGGGCCGTACCGTGAAAAAGATTTAAAATCAAACAATAAAGAGATTTAGCTTGACAACAATTGAAAAACAAATTATTGCAATATTAATCAGGGGTTTCAAGCAGATATTGACATCTTTGGAAAAACTATTTAACAATAATAAGGATGCTAAAAATGTTTAAAAATGGATTAAAATGTTTAAAGAATATAGGAGGTGTCTTCCTTGTATTGTTTTTTATTGTTGCATTAATTTGTGCTATCTTATTACCAATAGCTTACCTTGATGGAACTGCAAAATCTACTTATATTAAAAAGGCACAGAATATAGACATACCTTGGTATCTTGCTGGATCTTTAAGTGTTAATATAAATGGTGTGAGTATAACACCTTCTTCTGTAGAACATAATAAAAATTAACAGATATTGACTTCTCTGGAAAAACTATTTAAGGAAAATAAAGAGAATAATGGTTAGATGGAAATCAATATGTGGCAATGTTGAAATAGATAAATCACATCTTATAAAAGAATATGGGATTGTGAAAAGAAATGGAAAAACGTTTTATAGAAACTACCATAGGAAGTTAAAAAGTGATGGGTTATCATTAATCGATTTATTGAATAAAAAGATACAAAAAACCAAAAAGGATATATCTGACGCATTAAGATTAAGGATAAATTAATTATGGCATACAAAACTAAATGGCAAAACGATTATGCGGAAAAAGTCTTTGCAATGACAGCCCAAGAAATCTTTAATGAAATAGCTTTTGGGTTTATCCATACTGATATTAAGTCAGAAGAAGATATCTGGAAACATAACTTATTAACTCAATCATTTCAAATACGAATGGGATGGGTAAAGGTTGTCTTTATAGAAGATAATAGAACACTATGGTCTGTTGTTAATACAGAATAAATAATATATAACAATCCAGCGCCACCTTAATTGTTCGCACTG